AAGCGAAAGACAAGAAAGAGGCACGTCGATTTGAAATTGTTCCGCAAGAAATCGATGGGATAACAATGCCGGAACCGGAAGTCTGGCGCCCGAAGGTTGGTGATACATACGCAGTGTTCGGAATGCAATTGCCGAAGGCTTATATCTGTAACGATAGCACACAAACGGGTGCGAGCTGGGAAGCTTTCAAGGAAGCTGCTAAATACCTCTATGAACATGAAGATAAAACATTCATATTTACCGGGACATTGGACGGTATTTGGGCTAAAAAACGCTGGTTGGAGATAGGCGGAAAGATTGTGCTAGGTGGATATGTAAACTTCTCTGATACACAGTTTCATCCGGAAGGTTCTCTTATCCGGATGATTGGAATCAAACGTTTTGTGAATAATCCGTATTCACCCGAAATTGAATTGTCTAACGAACCGATAGGTACGTCTGTGTCAAGTGATCTGAACAAGATAGAAACTAACGAGGTGACAGTTATTGAGAAGCATAAGGACGCTTTACAATTCACTAAACGTCGTTTCCGTGACGCAAAGGAAACGATGTCTATGCTTGAAGATGCACTGTTGAACTTCTCCGGCTCCGTCAATCCGATAACCGTTTCAACCATGCAACTGCTTGTCGGAGACGAAAGCTTGCAATTTCGTTTTGTCAATTCAAAAACGAATCCGGTTCAGGTATCTCATAATATTACTTTCAATACAAGTACAAAGATACTGAACGCTCCGGCAGGAATCCTTCAGCATTTGACACTCGGTATTAGTTCTCTTTCTTCTTCTCATAAGGCAGATGAATACAAGTACTGGGACATGGCTAACTATGATTCTCCGGTACTCATTGACCCGGACAAGAAGTATTATCTATATGCTAAAGTTGGCAAGGAGAATCAAGCCGGAACATTCCTCTTGAGTGAAACAGCTATTAAAATGGAACAGATAGCTGGATATTATCATTTACTCACCGGAGTGCTTAACAGCGAGTATGAAGGTAGTAGAAGTTTTGTTCAGCTATACGGATTTACTGAAATTCTGCCGGGCCGCGTAACAACAGAAAGAATCCTTTCTCCGGATGGTGATACATATTTCGATCTAGTAAAAAGTGAGATCGGCGGTAACATTCAAATAAAAGCAGGTTCTTCCGGATTGGAAAATCTGTCTGAATGGGAAGCTGCTCATCAGGAAATAAAGGATGCAGCTAAAGCGGCCAAGGATACTGCTGATTCAGTGGAAGGACTTCATAATTATGTAGATGGAGCCTTCGCTGACGGAATTATAGACGAAGCAGAAGCAAAAGCTATTGAAAAGTATATCAATACTGTCAACAATACCAAACAAGCTATCGAAGCAACTTACAATAAACTCTACACAAATGTTTATTTATCCGGTCCTGCAAAGATTGGTTTGCTCAATGCTAAAGTTAGCTTAATGGGGAGTATTGAAAGCCTGATTAATACTATCAATGCCGCAATTTTCGACGGATTTACAACATCTGAAGAAAAGAAAGACGTGGATAATAAATTCACTCTTTTCAATTCTGCCTATGCTGATTTTAATACTGCTGTTGAAGCCGCTAATAAGGCTATACAGGACAAGCTAAAGGATTATTCGGATGAAGCACTGAAACAGGCAATGCAGGCTTTAGAGGATGCTGCGGATGCTGCTAAGGCTGCGCAGGATGCTGCAACATCAGTTGAAGGCTTGCATGACTATGTAGATGGCGCATTTGCGGATGGCATTATAGACGAGGCGGAAGCTAAAGCGATTGAGAAATACTTAAATACAGTCGGAAATACGAAATCTGCTGTTGAAGCTACATATAGCAAACTATATGTGAACGCTTATCTGGAAGGCTCTGCTAAAACAGATTTACTTAATGCCAAGGTTTCTTTGTCAGGTGCAATTGACAATCTTATTGCTGCAATAAATACAGCTATTGCAGATGGACAAACGACTATTGAGGAAAAAAAGAATGTAGATGATAAGTTTACTCTATTCAACTCTGCTTTAGCTAGTTTCAATACAGCCGTTGAAGGAGCAAACAAAGCCATACAAGACAAACTGAAAAGCTATTCAGATGAATGTACCGCTGATCTGAAAGTGCTCAATACTCAAATCTCCGCACAAGTAACTCGAGTTGACAGCCTGACGCAGCGGATAGATACAGCCGGCTGGATTACTACAGCTGACGGTAATAAGATATATGCTTCTAAAGAACTGGAAAACGGCAATACGCTTATATCTTATATTAACCAGGCAGCAGGTGAAACGACGATTCATTCATCTAAAATTAATTTGGAAGGTGCTGTTACAATCACCGCACTGCATAGTGATCTGCAGACAATGATTAACTCCAAGATTGATCGAGACGGATTGGGTAAATTAGCATTTGAGGATGCAGTCGAATATGCAAAACTTGGTACTACAATTGTTGTAGGCGGGTATTTGAATACTGACTATATTCGTGTGAAACGTATTGATGCGGACGGCGCAAAGGTTGGAGGATTCACGATTGATAACGGTCGATTAGTCTGGAAAGCGGGTGATTATTTCGGGGATATTTCCCGCAGTCTGAAATTGGGATATAGTACCACCTCGAAAGAAGGTGTAGTACATGTTACTTTCAATCCAGCCACGGATGGTAATTTCGGTATTTCCGCTATTGGGGCTGGTTTTGGAGGAAGTGCTGCTATTTATGGATCTACCAATCTTAAGACTCCTAAATATCCCGATAATTACATTTATGCGGGTTTCTTCGATGGCAACGTAAGGGTACTAGGAGATGTAACGGCAAATGGATTCTTTCCGAGTGATGGCAATGGGAGTTATTGGTCTGTTATTTCAGATAGCACAATTACACTTTTAGATCCTTCTACACGAGGAAAGACTTTGCATATAGTAAAAGGGTTAATCGTTGAAATAAAATAAAAATTATGAAAGTAAATCTAAACAGAAACTTACTCGACTTTAGAGGTCGGGAGTTTGTCGAATTGGTGAATGGTAAGGAAAGTAAGAAATCTCTTCGTGATTTGGTGGCAGAGGCATTATTTGCAGCAGGCTCTAATCCACAGAAGAATATGGAAACTTCCAAGAAATTACGAGCATATAAAATGCTACAACAGATTATTAACAATCGTGGAGTACTTGATATTGAAACTGAAGATGCTGCTCTATTAAAAGAAATTTGTGGAGAGTATCTTACTGCAGGTACATACGGACAAATTTATGATTTAATAGAAGGAGGAAACAAGGAATGAACATTACAGCAACTAACAGCACCGCTTCAACTAAGGTTACGGATGCTATCAGGGTTAAATACAGAATGTCAACCCGTGGTACCGAAGCGGTGAAAGATATTACTGCCGAGATTGTCAAGGATGAAACGGTAGTCGGATTCTTCAATACATCAAGAAATGGGGTGACCGGTTTCTCTCTGCATGAGGATCATGGGCTAACCTCTGGCGAAGTGAAACAAGTGTTTCAGACAGCTATCGATGATTGTAGCGAAGTCTTTAAATAAAGTATTAATATTTTAGATAAATGATTATGGATTATTTCAAAAACTTACTCATTGGATTAATAACCGGCATAGCTGCTTATCTCAATCCTATCTCTGGGGAGATCAAAAGCCTTATTGCTGTATTTGCTCTTAATTTTATCTGTGGGCTGCTTACTGCGCTCCTTATCAATCATGAAAGCTTTTCTTTTAAAAAGGCTTGGAGGTGCATTGTAGAAGCAACTATTTTCTTTGCCTTGGTTAGTTGCATCTATTTTATAGGTGAGCATAAAGGAAATCCGGAAGGTGCTCTGCAATGTGTCTCATTTATTACGTACAGCGTATTCTATTTTTACGGGGTAAATATTCTAAGGAATATCAAAGAGATTTTACCTAACTCTAGCAATGGTTATAAGGTAGTAGCCTTCTTGCATTATGTGCTAAGTGTCGAGTTTATAAAGAATATCCCTTACTTAACGAACTACTTACAAAAAGGAGGTGCAAAATGAAGGAAATTGATGCTATTATCATTCATTGTTCGGCTACAAAAGCCGGACAGGATTTGAGAGCTAAAGACATTGATCGGATGCACCGGGCAAGGGGATTCAACCAAATAGGTTATAACTTCGTCATTGACCTTGACGGAATGATAGAGAATGGTCGCCCGCTTTCCATCGACGGTGCACATTGTAACACTAAAGGTTTCTCGGAATCTTCGTATAACAGACACTCTATCGGCATTTGCTACATAGGTGGTTTAGATGCAAACGGGAAGCCTGCAGATACACGTACTCCGGGCCAAAGAGCTAGTTTGCGGCAATTAGTTGCAAAGCTTTGCGAGGAGTATGATATTGTCGAGGTTCTTGGGCATCGTGATACTTCGCCTGATCTGGACGGAAGTGGAGAAGTAGAACCAGCAGAATATATCAAGGCGTGCCCCTGTTTTGATGTACGCTCCGAGTTTCCTAATTTCTTGCGTAATACTGTTATCCGAGCATGAAGCGATTAATCTACATTATCATTTTGCTGGCGTCAGCAATATGGTTATCGTCCTGCAAGTCTTCTCGCAATATTGAGACGCATAAGCAGGTGGATTACTCCGGTGAATTTCAGTATCTCCAGAAGGTAATGGAAGAGTTACGCATAGGTCTAAGTAAGCAAACGAAGATTGTGAATGACCGGTTAAGTGATTTGAAGATTGAGAATACGACTGTATTTCTTTCCCCACCTGATTCAACCGGGAAGCAGCATGTAATTAAAGAGAGCACTACCATCGCTTCCAAACAGGAACAGGAAAGGATGGAAATTGATGAATCATTATCTATTACCTTACAGCAGTTCTCCAATCAGTTGGATACTCTTAGTAATAAGGTAGATGCCTTCCTTAATCAAAAGGAAAGGCTTATTGAGCTATCATGGTGGGATTTACACAATATGGATGTATATGCCGGATTATTTATACTTGTGTTTGGATGGCTTGCTTATAGGAGTTTTTTTAAGAAGTAGAAGTAGCAGTCTTTTGTAGAAAGATAACGATTACATATATTTTATCCTAAAATAATGTATTATTGAAAACTATAGTTATATTTGCATTTATTGTAATTAATAAAGTAAACTGTTATAAAGTATATCAACATGAAACAATGGGTAATTAATTTGATGCTTTTTTCTGCTGCTACTGTAGCAATAGGTTTTTCACTTTTAAGAGTGGTTCCCTTTGAAATGACAGAATCAACATATATTGGAATTATTGTAACTTTTATTGGAATTATTGTAACTGTTCTTGTAGGATATCAGATTTATAATGCAATTGAATTTAAAAAAGATATTGAAAAACAAAGAATAGAGCTTAAGGGAGAGATCGAAAGTAGAAATAAAGAATTTAGAAATAGTATTGAAAAACAGGAACGAAGATCTACAGAAGTGATATCTAGGATTTTACGACAAGAGAAAGATTTAATCAGTTTAAATAATGAGGTGAACGAATCTTTACATATAGTACTTTCATTTAAATATGAACATGACAGTAAATATATTGCTTGTTTTTCGGCTTTGCATACAAGTTTATTATATTCAATGTATCTTGAAAGAGATGATTATACATGGTCTTTGGAACAACTGAAAAATTCTATAACGAATTTTAGTCTCATGGAAATTCATCCAGGAGGAGAGATATGCGTAGTAAAAGACCAGTTCTATGTTATGTCACCTGATTCACAATCTCCTTCTAATATAAAATTATCAGACAAAGTGGATAGATATATAGAACCTATAAAAGAAATAGAAAAAAAAATACGTGAAAATAAAGAATTTAGAGTAATTTCCTTAGGATATGAACCTCTTATGAAACATTTTTATCAAAAAGTAGAAGAATTGAAAAAGCCGTACGAATTAGCAATAGGATAATAAGCATATATTTACGCTGTAGTTAATTAGTTACTGTATGTTTTTTAACTAAATAGTTGAATATATTACTTTTCCAGTTTTTAAAGTGTGACATATAATTACGATAAGAGTTTCTGTACAAGATTCTAACACTTTCTAATTTTATAGAAAATAAAGAATATGAATTGGCATAGCCCACATAATAAGAGAAGAAAAAAGAGAAAAAATACAAGCAAAATTAACTCTTTTCGTGCTATTGAATATTTCCTCAAAAGGTGTAAAATGGTAAAAAGAAAAGTTATTCATGAGGAAAAAGAAAATAGAGTATTGTATATAATTGGAAATGGTTTTGATTTACATCATGGACTCAAAACTAGTTATAAAGATTTTAGGAAATATTTAGAATCTACTAATGAGGACTTGTTTTATCAATTAGGGAATTATTATGATATTAATGAAACCTCTGCATTATGGTCTAATTTTGAAGAAAAATTAAAAGATTTTGACCCCTCAATTTTGGAAGAAAACTTTGGAGATTATACTCCTAATTGGGGTGAGGATTTTCGCGACCGTGATTGGTATGATTTAGAAATATATATTAAAAAAGAGTTAAGCTCGTTGAAAGATGGATTGCAGGAAGCTCTTAATAGCTGGATATATGGAATAACTCAATCTTCCAATTTTGATGATAAAAAAAGAATTAAATTAGATTCTAATGCTTTATATCTTAATTTTAATTATACAGACTTTTTGGAAACAAAATACAGCATTCCTCGTGAAAAAATAACATATATACATAATAAAATAGGTGAGGGGAAAAAACTTCTGTTTGGACATGCTTGGGACTCTCTAAAATGGGGAGATGTATATCATAAGATTATGCCAGAAGGGCTAAGTAAAGAAGAACAGAGGCTTTGGCGTGAAGAACAAGATGAGAAATATGATTACTCGATAGAAAGAGGATATATAGCTATTAATATTTTTTTTTCAAGCATTTACAAAGATTGCATTGCCAATATTAAAAACCATGGCAATTTCTTCTCTAACCTTAAAAACATACAAAAAGTCTATGTATTAGGACATAATATTGATGAGGTAGATCAACCTTATTACAAGAAGATAATAAGAATAATTGATCATAAAAAGGTAGATTGGATTATTAGTGATTATAATAATGATTTTATCTGTAAGAAACAAGTATTAATGAATCTTGGTATTCCTTCTGGAAAAATAAAACCGATCTCGATGGTAAATATATAGTGTGAAAATATTAGTAATAATTATTAGGGGCATAATAAGGCTTCAATAAAGAGGATATATCTATTTTATGTATTTCTATTTGTTTTTTCATAACTCTGCTTCTTTGTATTAAAACAAAAGAGGTCAGGGTTTGCTCATTGCAGATACTTTTTTTAATTATTAATAGTTTTCTCCCAATCATCCAGCACAGTTACATCCCACCGTGGAAGGTCAGGATTAATATATGTTACCGACCTGCCATACACAGAAAAACTTTTGCCAATAAACTCGTCGATAGCTTCATCTTCCCCTTTTTGAAGACAGATATTCATAAAGACATGCATTTCATCCCAGTTGGTTGGCCCAATAAACAAAGATTCAATGAACCGACCTTTAACTGGAGCCCCGACAACCTGGTCTTTTATTCGCTCAATAAGAGCAATTGCTTCTTCAATTGTCATATAGATTATTTTCCAGCAAATATAAGAAAAAGGTTCGGTTATCCTTTCATCATCATGATATCTGCTCTCATCTCTATATATTCAGTATATTTTTCAGGATTGTTGGTATAGTCTATCACCCTGTTTATGGCTATCTCAGCTTGTTTTTGTTTGACGCGTGTATAATATCGAATAACTCCCCTACTCTTATCTGAATGACCGAGACAATAATCTATCACCCCGTCCGGAATTCCAAGCTCTGAGGCGAATTGGGCAAAGGTCTTACGGGCGGAGTAAAAACACAATGTCTGTTTGATTCCCAAGTGCTCTTTTAGTTCCCTCATGCAAAGATTGATGTACTTTTGCAAGTTAGAATAGGTATAAGAATACCCCAAATCCAAAAATCCGCTTTTATTTATGTACTTACTGATAATTGCTTTCGCTTCGCTATGTATAGGTATCGTTATGACTGATTTCCCAGTCTTAGCATGAACAGTCTTGATTCTTTCAAAAGAAAGTATATCCACCGACAAATCAACAGATAATAAATCTTTCAAGTTGATACCGCACAAATAGAAAGAGAGTAAAAACATGTCCCTACCTAAATTCAATCTTTTTCCTTCGACTTCCGCCCTTTGTATTTTCTGAAATTCTTCTATTGAAAGATCGCACTCTTTAGGGTCTGCTGTTGGTATTTTCGTGTACACAAATGGGTGCACATCCGTTTTCAGAACACCTGTTTTTATCAGCTCGTTTATCCGGGCTTTCAGATGGGTTAATCTCAATCCGATGTTTCCATTGGCATAACCTTTCTTTATCATCCACTTTTTAAAATGCTCTACCAATAAAGTATTAATTGCAGGAATAGGTACATCTCCTTCCGCATTAGTAAACACCCGTACAGTCTCCTCATTCATTTTTGCATAGCTTTCCCTCCCCTCTTCCCTAATTTCATTTATGCGCTGTTTCCAGAACTCCAGAAACGAAATATGTGAAGGGCGTTCCTTGGACATTATAATCCGCTTTATCTGAATTGCAGAAAAATAGTCTATACATTCAATAGAATTAAATTTCTCTTTGTATTGTGAAAACACAAATTCAAGCCTTTTATTCATGACGTTCGCATCCTTCCGGTAAGCGACTTTACCGTTATCGAATTCTGCAATATCATCTAACAGAAACTCTGTTTTTATGTAGGCACGTTCTTTCTTTTGGGAGATGCAGACTAAGATGGGAAGCCTACCATCATGTTCCTTAATGGAACTTAAAATTGTTAATCTGATTGTTGCCATAGTCGAATAATCAAAACACAATTCTACTATACAATTTTGTGCAAATATATA